ACTAACCGAAGACCATTTAAATCCTAGATAGTCATATTTGTTAAGTGTCTGAATAATCTATCAGTATCAATGATACTTACATCTGATTGAGTATTATTAGTTACATTTGAAGATGTGTTATTAGTTGTCACAACATTAGTTGCCTCACCATCAGATGTATTCATTCCAGCTGCCGTTCTGTTTAATGCATTTTCCTCAGCCAGTCCTGCCATTTCATTGTCTGCCATCTCTAAATTAGTGGCATTAAAATTTGTTGGTGTTGTTGTTGAAGCTGGGTCCTCACTAATCGTATCAAAACCTAAGAAACCCGCAACACTATTATATAAACTTTTAATACCACCTGTAAATGCAGCCCATGCATTTTTTAGAGCATCTATAATAGGGTCTAAGAAACCCAGCTTGGCTGCAATGTAAGTAAATAATCCAACAACAGCAAGAATTGCAGCTGCGATTGGATTTGCAAAAATTGCGGTCGCCAAAAATTTAATTGGTGTAATTATCAAACTAGTTAATCCCTTTGCCAATAATGCAACACTTTTTAATGCTGATAACCATATTGAATTTAACATTGGAAAAAATCCTTTAGTTGCAATCATTTTCTTTAATATTCTTAATTTTTTAAACATTAATTTAGTCATAACTCTAATATATTTAAATGCACCACCCATACTTGTAGCCATACTAGTATAAGTTCTTTTTATCATTGCATCAAGACCACCTCTCCTTATAAATTTAAGACCATTTTTTATATTTTTACCAAATGATTTAAGACCATCTTTAAAACTTTCAAATTGTGTGCCAATATTTGCAAAAGACTTTTTAATACCATCATCTTTATAAAATTTTATTGATTTATCAAAAAATCCTGCTGTTCCCATAATTGCTTTTTTTGCTAAATTAAACATTGATTTAGGTGCTAATGCTGTAAGTATACCAATAAGTGTAAGGAAATTATTCTTAACTACATCAATTAATCCACCTACTGTAAAATCTTTTGATAATTCTTCTATGTCACCAAATAACGCTGTTAGTGAAGAAATAACAGTGGTTATCATGTCTAGAGCAAAGTCTGATTGTATAAATTCTGAAAGTGCATAAAGTCCTAGTCCAGCAAGTACTCCCTGACTGACCATAGATTGGTCTTTTATAAAATTCTTGGCATTATCAAATAAATTGTTTATACCATCACCTATACCACCAAGTAATTCTACTAATGTTTGTTGATTTTTTTTCTTATCATCTTCTTTTTCTGCCTTAGCTGATGGCGGTGTATCATCATCAGAATCATCTGCCGATGACATAAGTGGGCCTACGAATGCAGCTGTTTGGTTATCAATTGCATCACTAACATCATCCATATCAGTCATGCTTCTATTATGAGCTTCTACTGCAACACGAGCTTGGAAACTGCCAGTATCTTCTACTACTTTTTTAAGATGATTGATATTTAGATTTAGATTTCTATCTCGTTTTGCTTCCTCAGCATTACTTCTTCTGATTTCTTCTACTACTGTGGTAAAGTCATCCATTATTTTTTACTCGTTCCTGTGTATAATCCAAACCATGCTGCTCCTGCACCAACTACAATACTAACTAAACCAGATTGTTCCATTGTTGGAGCTCCAAGATTCATATACCATATAACTACTTTGTAAAGTAATACAATATATACTGTTAAAAATAATCTAGGAAATATTCTCCATGCATCCACAGCTCTTGCCATATCTATCCATGATTGATATTGATTTTTACTAGAATCTACAACATTTGTATCTACTTCTAGTTCTATGTTTACTTTTTTAGTTTCATTGGTTGGCATATTTTGCATTTTCCTTTTCTATTCTTTCGTTTTCTTCTTTAATATGTTTTTCTAGTAATCCTAAATAAACATCTCTTTCCCATGGTATCATATTCTCTAACTCTGTTAAAGAGTATTTATGATGTTGCATGAGTGCAAAATTACTTTCGTAATAATTTTTTAGGCTCTCGTGAGAGAGCCCTATTCTAAAAAACTGTCCAAACCCTCCAACAAAATCTCACTAGTTACTTTTGTTTTAGGATTTGTTACTTCTATTACATGTCTTAATTTAGGCATTGTTTCAAAAAATTTTACTATTTTAGCAAATTGTTCAGTATCTAAAGAATCAATAAAATCAGTTAAATCTTTTTTAGACATATCTACTTTTTGATATACAGTTTCACCAAAGTGCACTTCTTTAACACATGTTTCTAATGCATCAAAAATAACAGTTTCATCTTTTTTGTTTATAAATGACTTTGCATCATTTAATAATGGATAATCTAAAATCATTTTTACATTATCAGTTACTTGTATATCTCTTGAATGGTCCTCTGTCATATTAACTTCTATTTCAGATATATCTACTTCTATTTCTGTTTGAGTTTTTTCATCATCTGGGCAGGTTACAATTACATTCATTTTGTCACCTACAGATTTTCCTCTTAATCTTAAAAATATATACTCTGCATCAAATAGTGGACACATTTTTGGGTCTACTTTGTTAAATGTACAGTTAGCAATTAACTGTGACATAGCATCTACAATTTCACCACCGTCTTTTGATTCTTGTGCCATCATCAATGTTTTTTGTTCTTTCACTAGGAAAGGTCTATACTTAATTTCTTCACCCGTTGATGGTAAGGTTAAGGTATAAGTTTTCGTTTCAAGTTTTGGTAAAGCCATAATTTTTCACTCCTATTATAATCTTCTTAATACTTTTGGTATTCCATTTAATAAAGTTCTTTCTACTTGATTTGCAAGCACTCCCTGCAATCTGTCTAGTAAAGGTTTTGGTAATTGACCTTCAGCTGTTAAATTTTTCCAATATCTAAAACTAAATGTTATATCTACTGTTTGTACACTTGAAGCCTTATCTGCATTTAGTTTTTGTTCAGCAATAATTTTTGGAAAACACTCTACTAATTCAGCACCATATCTTCTATTGTTTTTTTGGTCTAATTGATATATTTGTATAGTACCCACATAATCATCATAATAATTTACTGCAAATGTTTGATGATTAAATGCAAGTTTTTGCCAATTTTCAAAAAATGTTTTTTCTCTCATGTCATTGTGACAATAAAAAGAAGCCTGAATATCTCCATAAGAAAAACCATCTACAATTTGTCTAGACGGCCCATATAAATTTGTATCATCTGTTGTTGTTAGATTTCTACCTGGGAATGATATATCACGACATTGATATCCAACTTCTTTTTTTTCTTGATTACCTACATCACCTAATAATACTTGTGAAAATAAGTTTTGTGACGCACCAGGGCCACCTGTTCCTAATGTACCCGATGGTGGTAAAAATATTGCCTCATATCGTGACGGCAATGCCATTCCATTATCATCATGAAATGATGACAATAATTCATTTAAAACTGATGAAGCAGCTGCCTCTATAAAACTTCCTACTGCCATTATATCATTCCTCTTGATTTTGCAAATACATGACTATCAGACTGTTTCTTAAATCTTTGTACAGGTAATAGTGTTGCAATCATAAATTCATCTGCCTCTACTTTTCTAGATTCTGTCTTAACATTACTTGCTAAATATCTTTTTAAACAAGGTTTAATTAAGTCTATCTTTTTTAATCGACTATAATCTACTCTTAATTCTGTAGAACTATCAAACTTATCATTATTACTATAATCCACCAATCTATCTAATAGTCTAATTCTTATAGGCATAGATAGATAATGCATATTAATTCCTAAGAATCCATTACTATATTTTTCAATAGGTAATACTAAAGGAAATGTATCATAGTATGGTAATTTATCTTTTAGTTTAGGGTCATATATAAACATATTTAGTAGACCAAAGGTAGGTGTTGATGTTCTTTTACCATCACGAATTAAATCAGCAGACTTTGGTGTTCCAAATTCTTTGATTTTTTCACGAAACCATTGTGTTGATTTGGGTCTACCACCTGCTGCCTTTAAGACACTTTGGATATATTTACTTTTTGCCATACATGTATTTATAAGGATTGTATAGAATTATACAAGAAAAGTGCCCCTAAAGAAAGGGGCACTCGATAGATTACTCAGCTAGTTTTTCAAAGTATGCTAATGTATCATCTTCCTCAACTACAGGTGTTTCCACTTTTGTAGTCACAGGTTTTGTATCAACTTTAGGTTTTGCAACAGGTGCATCATCTAAATCATCAGCAACATTACCAACTTTTACAGTACCAGAAAGGACTGCATCTAGTCTGGTTTTTAACTCATCATAAGATTTGAAGTTTGAAGCCGCAGTAAACTCTTTAAGAGAGTGTTGTGCTTGCCAAACTTTATCTGCTTCAGAATCATCCTCAAAAAGTTTTGATGTATCTTCAAACTCTGATTTATCATAGTTCCAATAACCATCTACCTTTCTGATTTTAAGTTTAAAGTTAGCACCTTCCCAAAAATCAAATGGGTTGATTGCCTTTTCATCTTCAAACTCTGGTGACATTGCTGCAGTTACCTTATCAAAGATTTTCTTTCCGTAACGGAACAAGAATACTTTACCTTCGTTCTCTGGGTGTTTCGTATCACTTACTACATAAATGTTTGAGAAGTATTGTAATTTTCTTTTCTGTTTACGAGCAATCTCTTTGTCAGATTC